ATGCTGCTGCAGTTATGGATGTAGTTAAAGGATTTAAAGCAACTTACGATGAGATAACCGCTTTAAGAATAACAAATAGCATGATGCCAGAAAGCGAAGCGAAAAGAAAGGCGGAGGCCCAGCTTGTCGGCAAGCTAGACGATTTGCTTAAAAAAGTTGGTGTAGCTGGAACTGGATCAAGCGAAACCGCAAAAGCTATAAGAGAATCTTTTGCCCAGTACTTTAATAAAGATGGAACAGTAAAGAAGGTTTATGTTGAATCTCCTGGTTTACCTGACGCTACAACCAGGGGTGTAACCGCAACAACAATTACCACTTTAAATAAAGATATTTTAAAGATACTTGATAGAGACGTTGCATTGGTATCTAGTATGGCTACTCAGATTACTGGAGGTAAAGGCTACTCGATAAAAACAATGACTGAAGAAATCGTTGCTGCTCTAAAAGGAAAAGGCACTGGAACTTATTCTGACCCAATAAATGCTGGAACGACTGTTGGACAATTGGGTAAGAGTTCTATTAATTGGGGAGATAAGTATGATCCAAATAGCAGTAGAGAACAGGTAAAAAAGTTTGCCCAAAAGAAAGGCTATAAGCCAGGAACTAACTTTTACTTTAGAGAAGCCGATGGAACAATAAAACAATTTGTTGTACTTAAGGATGGTAACATCCAGCTACAAAAAATTACTACAAAAGCTGATGGTGGGCCAGTCAGAGGTGAAGGAACTGGAACATCAGATTCAATTCCAGCAATGCTTTCAAATGGAGAATATGTAGTTAGAGCATCTTCTGTTGCAAAATATGGCGTAGAGGCACTTGATGCATTAAATGCACAAAAGCTACATAAGGGAGGGCCAGTTGGCCATAGACATGGAAGAAATTTACCAGGGTCAAAATTTAGATGGAATCCATATGATGAAGACATGCCAGATTACTGGAGTGATGGAAGTCCTTCAGGAAGTCCTTATACTCAAAGATGGGGAGCGCTAAGATACGGTCCTGCCAAGGGTAAAGATATTTGGGGCGGAACAGAGATACCAGGACTTCCGTTTAGTGGAAAGATAGCTAATCGCTCAGATTACTGGCATCAGATAGCCGAGCAGCCTATTAAGTATAGTGGGCCAGGAATGGGTCTTGACAAGGATCCAATGCGTTACGCAGGATCTGGAGCTTCTATGGGAGGCATTGGAAACGGCGTTTACGGACCTGGTTTTATGACATTTGCAACTGGCGGTTTCGTAGGTAATAAAAACGGTAACTGGTTTAGTAAGTTTAATCCAGTAAATGCTATCACCTCATTTATAGAGGGGATAGGTAGCGGAATGATGGGTCGCCAAACTCAGGGCAAAGCTACCAATGTTAAGCTTGGATTAACGCAGCAAGAAAAAGATAGAGCTCTACTGCAAACAGCACAAATGCTTTCAGGTTATACATCAGCATTTAATTTGAAGAATAATACTAGCCCAGAAATTTTTGGAAATAAGTCTCTAGGTGTTTCAGCTGACTTACTTGCACTGCTACCAGCCATTGGCGGATTAACTAAGCTAGCTACTAACTCAACATCATTATTATCTAAGCCTGCTGCTATATCTCAAAATTCTGCAAAGCTATCAATTGAAAATGGTATTTTAAGGTTTAAAAAATCTCTTCCTAACGATGGTGTAAAAATAAATACCAAAACTGGTATAAATAATTTGTTGTCTAAGGTAGCAGCTGACGATGCAATTCCTTACAACCTTGCAAGAGACTTTAAAATGACATCAACTTCTGCTGGTGAATACAGTCCAAATAAAACAACAATAACAATGCCACCAAGTGGAATGAGTGGGGGAACTGCAGTCCATGAGTATGCTCATCATTTAGACTTTACAACTAAAAATTGGTCTTTCGATGCTTGGCTAAATTCAGCAAAAGATAATTTTGATGATGGTGCACTAGCATATCTTAGAAAAGCTTATGATTCTGCACAAGAAATTAAATTAGGTCAAGGCCAAGCTGCTATAGAAAATATATTAACAAATTTTTCTAGTAAAAATCCAAATTTAATTGGAAACTATAGAGCAGTTCAAGAAGGAGTGGCAACAGATAAAACTGCTGGACTTTATAATAGCTTGGTTGGTCAAGGTAAGCTAGACATTGCAAGATTAATTGGAAATCCTTACGCACACGGAACTGGTTACTTTAGTAACTTTACTCACATGGCAAGAGTTTTAGATGAAAATCCTAGTTGGAGATCACCAGCATATCCAGAAGGATTTTTAGCAGAAGGCGCATCTAAGGCAATGCCTGCATCTATTCGTGCAAGATATCAAAGCTGGGTAGATAAAATGAAAGAGTATGAAATCACCCCAGGCATGGATCCAATGGACCCTAAATGGGTAGCGCTAAAGTATTGGGCCAAGGAAAACAATTTTGCAAATGGAGGTCTAGTTGGATACCATAAAGGCGGTCCAGTAGGACATAGACACGGAAGAAATCTCCCTTTAAACCAAGAACAAAAAGCAAGAAAGAATAAAAATCTTTCATACTACGACCCTAAAATAGATGGCCCTATAAAGAATTACTCAGATACTAGTGCAAAAATACTTACTAGTGGACCGTTTGGAATTTTTGCCCCACTTGGAGCATTAGCTGCAGATCTTTTTGGAGTATACTTTCAAGGCAAAACTCCAGGATTTGGAAAAAATGGTGCTGCTGATTTAAATCCAAAATCTTATGAGCAACATGTTTCTGCTTTAATGCAAGGTATGTTTAATCCTTTTGCAGAAATTGCAAAAGGAAGCGCAACTACAGGAGACTGGGTTAGCGCAGGATTAAATTTTGTTCCAGGAGTAGGTGCCATAAAAGGAGTTAGTGCACTTCGTGCACGTTCTGCAGCATATAAAATAATAGATAAAGCAGCTATAAGCTTACCATCAGAAGCTAGAGTCTCACTTCTTCCAAATGCTAAACTTAGAAGTAATTTTGTTGCTCTTAAAAAAGAAGGTGACCTTAATAGCCCAGAATTTGCAAAAGCAAGATATGAGCTTGCGCTATCTGATGCACTTAGAGCAGCAAAGAGAAATAAGTTTACTGCACTACCAGATTTAAAAAATACCACCGCTGCCAATCTTATTGAAGAAAATAAGAATTTGCCAAAAACTATAGAAGAGCTTATTAAAATAGAAGGAAAAGATTATCTTTTTAGATTTGAAAAAGGAGATATTTTACCTACTGATGCACCGTATATAGACAAATTCCTTGCAGGCTTAAAAGAAGGAAAAGAAACTTCAAAAACTTTTAGTGCAGGTGGAATGCACCAAGCAGAAATTCTAGATCCTATTACTAAAAAACAACTGTCTTGGGTAAACTATGATCCAGTTACTGGATATGTTCATTATCGTGGAACACATGTAGGATATAGAGGCCAACATCTTTCAGATGCTCTATGGAATAAAGCAACTTCAATTACTAGAATAAAACACTCTGATACTTTAACTGACATGGGTAGACCATCAGCTCTTCGTATCGGTGGTTTTATGGCAGATGATCCTTACTATGGCGCAGTAACTTCAATTCCTAATTTAAAACAATATTTAGATATGCTTATGAAGATTGGAAAGTCTAAGAAGCCAAAGCCATCAACTGGAGAAGCAAGAAGCGGCATCGGATCTTGGCTAAGCGGCCATACTCCATCACGCCAGCCATCACAACCAACATCCCAACCAAGCAGCGGTATTGGCGTCTTCGGCAGTGATAGTAACAGATTTAATGATAGGAACAGCATAATTGGTTTTCAAGATGATAGACTTCTTTACTGGAGCTCCGCTGATGAGCTGAGAAATAGCCTTAGACCAGAAGTTGTAGAATGGTATGGAAGTCCATACCGCACATCAGCAACCTTCCCATATGGTCCAAACGGATATATAGAGCCAATGGCTTTACCAGAGCTAGAAAGAATTCTTGCTTTAGAAAGAGCTTTTGAAGCAAGACAGCCTTTAAGTAACAGACAGATGCTGACTGGCGAAGCGTACTTGGAAAGCCTACGCAGAGGCAACGGTGGATATGCAATGGGCGGGCTTGTCCAAAACTTCTCAAATTCTTCATTAAAAAATCTAGGCGTTCCAATGTTTGAGAATGGTATTAATATGGTTCCTGCAAATATGCTGGCAATGCTTCATAAAGATGAAGCTGTTATCCCAGCTAATATGAACCCATTTAATCCAAATGCATCGGCGGCTGTATCAGGTTCAGTATATAATATTAACGTAGAATTAAATGGAACTAATGTAACAGCACAAGATGTTGCAACTCAAATACACAGAGAGATGAGATTAAAGGAAATGGCAGCTGGAGTAAATAGAAGGGTTGGTGGGTAATGAGTTTTCAAAACTTAGCAAAAGGATCTGTGTTATATATCGAAGCAATTGACCCATTTGCAATTAATACTGCAAACAATACTTTTAACTACAAGGGTGAAACAATTACTCCGCCAGGAAATGTTTATCCTGCCTATAATGCTCTAACAAAAACTTGGCCGCTACGATACGAGGATAGAGCGGAGTTAAAATTTAGAAGAGTTACAGAGCATAATAGAGATCCCCTTGCTATAACTACAAATAGAATTGAATCTAGCCAAAGAATGTCAAATGGAACACTAAGAAAATATTTTATTGCCGATAAGCTAAACATAAGTGTATCTTGGGAAATGTTGCCATCATTTAGAAATGAAACAGTAGATGGTGGATGGGGTGCAGAAGACATAAAGAATTTTTATGAGTCGGATGCAGGAAGAGGATCTTTTAGGATAAAACTAAATCCAACGGTATTTAATCCATCCCTAATAACTGCTGATGCTGGCACCTTGGCCGATGATTATACTTATACGGTAATGTTTACCTCATGTGACTTTACTGTCCTTAAAAGAGGCCTGCAGACCTTCTGGAGTGTATCTATATCAATGGAGCAGGTATGATAACTGTAAGTAATACAACTAAGAATTTAATTAAGCGGGGGTCATCAATAAAAACTTCTGCAAGTGCAACAATGGAATATAACCTAAACTCCATGGTTGAATATATAAAAGCAACAACTACACCAGCAGAGATAGTTAATACATATTCAGCTGCTTTTAAGAAATTGTTCCCAATAGATACAATATATAAACCATTTAGACCTGTGTCCCCAGGAATTAAATATTTAGTTTATACAAAGGATGCATCTGGAAATCAAACAGACTCACCACGTCAAGATTTGTATGAAAATCCTAGGGATGTAGCTTTTTTGGGTAAGCCTAGATTATACTACCCTGGCCCAGAGATGACATATAAATATTGGCTTGCTCCTAAAAATACAAACATTAGTGTTTCTTTAGAATATTTTTCAAATGAAGCAAAGACTACCGTAAAGCTAGTCCCTGCAAATAAAATTATCGCAAGGTTTGAAACTAATCATGACACACCGCTGTCTTGGATAATATCTGTAGTTAAGGAAGACAACTCAGTCGTAAATGTACCTGGAACATCTCTTAATGAAAACGGGGAGGCAGTGATATATTATGATGGAGATGCATGGTCAACAGATGAGCCTGGTGAATATACTACAACTCAAAAGTTAAAAAAAATAACTTTATCTGCAACAAACAGAATGAATGGTAAACTACTTGGTGTAATTGAATTGAGCCCAAGGTGGGTGGTAGACATAAGTTCAGACATAGTATCATTTACTGTTAATAAAGAAACAACAGCAGATAGCGACTCTGTTGTTCCAGTTGGAGTGATTACAGCAAACTACTTAAGCTTATCTTTGTTTAGGCAGCACGGCGAAACATCTAGATCGGTGATGGAGTATAACGTAAAAGATGATATAGATGATACAAAGCTGTATCTATTTAAAAATGCAATTATAAAACCATATATTAATATTGGAGACGTAGATCCAGAAAAAGTAACGCAGGGTATATTTTATGCCAACTCATGGACTCTTTCTGAATTTGGAGAAGCCACCATTGATGCAACCGATGCAGCAAAAATATTACAAGATACTGTTTGCCCACAATTATTAGTTCAAGATTCACCAGTAACTTCAGTCATAAAAAGAGTACTTGACGCTGTCGGGTTTTCTAATTACAACATTAACATAAAGATGACTGATGGCGAGGTTGATGATGACTCAATTCCATCTCTAGCCTATTGGTGGTGTGATGGAGATAAAACAGTTTGGGAAGTATTGCAAGAGTTATGTAGAGATATTCAGATGAACGCGTTTGTGAATGAAAATAATATCTTAAACTTCTATAGCAGAAATGTAATTTATGACGCAGATACCCCATCAAGTTGGGTATTTACAGATAAAGAAATTACCAGTGGAGGTGTTGTTGATTATGCACCAAGCATAGCAAGCTTGTCATCAAGAGAAATGTTTTCTGCAAATCAGGTTACTGTAAAATACTCTTCAGCATCTACTTCGGTAAATAGCACCTCTAGCCAGCCTCTATGGACATCTTCTGATTCATTTCTTGGAGCTGGCAGACTTGATGACAATATCGTAGACAGTAGCACAATGTTCAAGCTAAAACCAAATACAATAAATAAAGATAGAATTGATAAGGTGCTAGATGCTTTTAATGGTTATGTTTTAATTAACGATGAGATAATTGAGTACGAAGGGCTTTGGTATCAGTATGTTCCCAAAGAAAAAGATTACTCGTTTTCTCCACCACGTGATAAGCCTGCAGTTCGAGTTCTAATGAAAAGCCAATCAGATTTTTGGAAGTACGAAGCTTTGGCAAAACCAGGGTCTAAGTATTTTTTTCCAACTGGGGAGTACAATATTAAGACCAGGGGAGCGCTTGGCACACTGAAAAACAAAAGGGATCATCAAAAGCAGGTAACTTCTTATATTAACGATGTAGGTGAAAATGATGCAAATAAATTTAAACCTTATTCAGTTTCTCTGGGAGAAACAGCTATTACAAAATGGACAGGCGGAAACCTAACTGCGCCAGCAAATCCGAGATTTGATAGTAAAGCTAAAAACTTTTTGATGGTATCAAGTTTAGTTAAAGACAAAAAACAAGTTAATTTATTGATAAAGCCATTTAATACAATTAGCACAGGATCTTTATATATGGCATGCGGAACCAGAATGTTTTTTGATAGCCAGCTAGTAAGCCCAGCTCAGGTTGGAGGCATTGCATTTTGCTTAGACTCAACTGGCCAAAATGGCTACTATGTTCTAATACGTACTACGGCTTATGCTGTTTTAGAAAACGACATAATGATTGTAAAAGTTCAAAATGGAAAGATTACTGTTTTAAAAGATAGTCAGCAAACATCTCCAAAGACTTTGGCTGGAATATATGCAGGCCAATCTTACAACATAGACGTACTTGTTAAGTCTCAAACTACATCAGGCACCCTAGTTAAAAATACGATTACTGTTTTTATTAATGGATTTAAGATAAGAGCGGTTGATGTTGGAAGTGATTCTACAAATCTATACATTCCACCACTTACTATTACAAAAAATATAGCAGTTCATTGTGGACGTGGCATGTCCTACTTTGATTTTTTATACGGAAAGAGTATTGATGAAGCTCTTTATAATGAAAGATCCACAGTGTCATCATACAAACACGTTGGCTCTTATGCAGACGACACAATTTCTATGCTATACGGAGATTTAATTTATAATAATGGGAACACAGTCGCAGACCAAAATGGAGCACTAATTGAGTTTGGAACAACCGCAAGAGAAATAAGAAAGGTAAAAATTGCTTATGATCCAGATGAAAGGCCTGCTCTGCCTATTATGTTTAGAACTTCCAAAAATCCTTACGCTACAGTCCTTGACCAAAGGCTCCAGCCATTTTCTGCGGAGACGTATATTTTAAACAATACATCCACCTCAGTTGTTTTGCACGATAGCGACTACACAACTTTCTATGTCCTTGGAAATAAAATTAGCCGATCCTCTGCTATAGAGTATAATACAGATCAATCAGAAGATTCCCAAAACAAGGAGTCTGTAATATTTGAATCGTCATGGATTCAGAATGAGCAGGATGCAGAAAAACTTGCAAATTGGATTAAAACAAACTCTTTAAATAAGGGTAGGTTTGTTGACATGACAGTTTTCGGTAACCCATTAATATCTGCTGGAGATATTGTTAGCATAAAGTATCCAATATTGGGGATGTCAGAATCTAGCGCTAAATACCTAGTAACTAAGTGTACTTTAGAGTATTCAGAAGGGATCACTACCACAATTTCGTGTAGAGCTATCTAATAACGTAATGGTATAATAAATAAATGGGAATTGAAGTAGGAAAAATTGCGGTCATATTTGACGATGACCCACGCCTTGCCGCAGTCTGGAAGGGTGAGATTAGGGAAACAAGAGCGCTTGAAAACCCTTTTCCATTTTCAAGTGGTGGCTCAGACGGCGGAGGCCCAGGACCATCTTTTCCTCCAAATGTTAAAAGGCCACAGCTTTCAGACATAGTGTTTAAAGGATTTGAAACTTATGATGATTCTTCTAAAACACAAAGAGTAAGAGCAAAATTTAGAATTTATAATTCAAGTGATGAGGAAATAGATGGATTCCTTTATACGTTAACAATGTCAGATACACAGGGGGGAAGATCATGATAACTAAATTTGGTAAACGATTTTTAACCAATTTTGTTGCAGGCAATTCAACTTTTGATTCAAAGCAAATGGCATTAGGTATTGCAACTGGATCATCTCTTGAGTACCCTTTGTCCGATACAAACTCAAGATTAGGATTTGAATTTTATAGAGTTCCAATTAGACAGGGCGGAATAGATGTAGACACATCCGTATCACCACCCAAATATACAGTTATCTATTCTGCTACAATTCCTACAAATATTGCAGGTAAGATTAATGAGATAGGAATATACTCAGGAGAATCTTATACGAGAAATTTATACGATAGCAAGTTTATATCTAACTTTGAGTTGCCATACAAATGGAACCCTGAGCCAGCATTAGATCAAACCAATTATAGAATTGGAGACAGCTCGCTGATATTTGGTTCAAATGCGGCGGCTGCTAGAGAGTACACCTATGAACTTGGAAGCCTAGATGTATCTGGATATGATCCATCAGATACATTATGTTTTTCATACAAGGCAAATGATGCAAACCTATCATCATTAAAGGTTAGACTGTATAGCTCAGACACTGATTATATGCAGTTTACATTTACTGGACATTCAGTCGGATATAATATTAAAAGTTTAAACATGTCTGCTGGAGTATCAGTAGGAACATTTAATCCACAAAGTGTTGTTAAGTTAGGTATTGTTGTTACTCCAACATCTGCTCAAACATATGTATCTATGGATGGCTTAAGAATTAATGATGAAGATACGTTTGATCCAGCATATGGATTAATTGCTAGATCTATATTAGATTCAACTCTGATCAAAGTAAATGGAAGAGAAGCAGCAATAGAATTTAAACTAGACCTATCGTTCGGAGTTTAGTGTGTCAGAACAATATCCAGATTTAGGAATTAGCCAAAGCCAAGACGGAGACTATTGGGATATAGTTGTTTCTGATCTGGATTTTGAAACAGACTATTCACTGCAAGTAGCCTGGTCTTATTTAGATAAAACAAAAGGTGCAAGCGAATATTCGGATAGATACAATTTCACAACACCTCAACAGGAAGGCCTACTCGCTCCTAAATTTGTATTATCTGACCTTTATGCAATCAACTCAATACTTTATATTAACTGGAACGGCAAAGACTCTAGCGGCGCAGAGTATTCAGAATCAATTTTAAAGCAGGTAAACATTTGGATCAAAGGCGGAGACTTTGGAACAGAGTTTGTTCAATACGCAACTTCTTTTGCAAAATCTGGTCTCATACAAATTAATGCTACACAAAAAACAACATACTGTGTAAAACTTCAAGCCGAATCAAAAAATGGAGATTTTTCACTTTTCTCAAATGAATTCTGCGTAACAATGTTGAAGCAGCCAAAGGCTGTGTATGATGTAAGACATACATGGGATAAGGTAGGAAACCTATCTGTATTCTGGAAGTTTGATCCAACACTTAAAGATGCAACAAATGATAACACTATGGCAGATCAATTTGGATTACAGATGCTTGATGAAACAAATGATGTTGACGGCACCTGGTGGACAGCTGTAGAAAAAGATAAAATACCTCCATTAGAACAAAAAATAACAATATCTGCAAACGATTTACAAAAAGTGTTTGGTAACGTTACAGCATTTCAAACAGACTATGCCAGCTTTATTTATGTTAGAGATAAAAATTTACAGACGAGCCTTGTAACTGGCTATGCCTTAACAAAGTACTCTGATCCACTTACCGCTCCAGTTATTTCAGTAATAAAGGGTCCTTTATCTTACAATGTTTCATTTACCAATGACTCAGAATTTGATAGGATATATATTGAAGACAGTATTGACAGTGGTGTTACTTGGGTAGACAGAGGCTCTTCTTCTTCAAACCCAGTTTATGTTTCATCTGGAAACTCTGCGCCAAGACAAGTACGTGCAAGATTTTCTAAGATACGCGGTGGTCTTACTGGGTATAGTAATATTGTTAGTGTAACGCCAGACCCATTAGTTTCTTTTAATGATCAGGCACCAAATAAACCTACATCTTTTTCTGGAGTTGGATCTGTAGATAGCAGCGGAGTTATAGGATTTAATGGAGTTATTAACTTTACATGGACTCCAGATGTATCCTCTTCAAACGTAAGAGGTTATAGGATTAAGTTTAGGCCGTATAAAGCAGCCGCACCTTTTGAAGAATTTTCTTATGTTGACTCTCCAGGAACTGGAACAAAGTATAGGCTGGCTGGATTAGCAGTTGGGACTACCTATGAAATTGCTGTAGGATCTTTTAATGAATTTAATAAAGAATCAATTTCTTATACTAGCGGAACAAACGTACTTGTTCCTGGAACCCCATTTATTGGTACAAATGTAACTACAACTGGTTACTTTGAAGCATTTCCAGGATCGGGAAACACAAGCAATGCCTTTAGGTTTGGGTATGGAGTTGAATCTGGTAAGCGTGGCATAACATTTAATCCAAATAATTATTGGTACATTGATTCAGATGCATCAGCACTATTTAAACTTGGCGGAGACAATGAAAATTATATTCAATGGAATGGGCAAACATTTATTGTACAGGGTGACCTAAGAGCAAAGAAAGGAAATTTTTCTGGCAGCGTTGAAATAATTTCTGGTGGTTCATTATTTAGCGGGGTAATGAATCAAAACCAGTCTGGCATTACTGGAGCTGGTTTTATATTAAACAACACTGGATTAAAATTTAGCTCATCGACAATTCCAGATATAACAACTATAAGCGGAACTACTGGAAGGTTTATTACCTCAAGTGCAGAAATAGGTGGTTGGAATGTAGGAACAAGCACTATATCTTCTTCTGGAATGACTTTAACTTCGGGTTCTACACCTGGGGCAACTTCTATCATAGCAGGAAATGCGGGCGGATACGTTGGAATAAAGCCAAAAGGAAATGATGGTTCGGATATTGTTTTATGGGCAGGTAACACTGCATCTCCAACGGCAAATAATGCAGCAAGCGGTCAAGCTGGATTTCAAGTAAATGCTAATGGTCAAATGCGAGCAACTGGCGCAATTATATCTGGAGTTGTAAGTTTAGAATCTGGATCCTCTTTGGGAGGCCTAGTCCCAGATTCTTCTAAGGTTTACTATTCAGGAACTACCCCCGTAGTTCCAGCTGGTGGTCACAAGCAAGGAGATTCTTGGGTAGATACTGCAAACGGAAATCAGCTAAAAATTTGGAGTGGAACGGCATGGGTGGTAACACAAGATTCTGCGGCTGCGATAGCAGTTGCAAATCAAAAAACTAAAACAACATATGGACCAACACAGCCAACAAATTCAATTTTAGGTGATGTCTGGTACGATACAAATACTGGAATTAATCATTTTAAAGTTTATAATGGCACCCAATTTGTAAGAATGAAGGACTCTGATATAACTGCAGCAGATATAAAAGCAGCAAGCGCTCTTACTGAAGCAGAAAAAAAATCAACAACAACATCTTCAGATACTGCTCCATCATCTCCCAAAGCTGGTGATATTTGGTTTGACATCAATTTTAATTATTTTAAAGTGTGGAGTACTACTGTAACACCAGCAGCCTGGGTTAGATTAAAAGATGGAGATCTATCGCAGGCTCAAACTAATATAACTGCAATCAATGAAAAAGCAGACAATGCTTTGGCAAAAGTAGTTAAATTTGGTGAAGATGGAAGCTTAGCTTCAAATCTAACGGTAAAGTTTAACTCACCCACACCAGGATCTATAAACTCCCAATACCAGATTGGCCAAACTATATTTGCAAAAAGTACATATTCAAGTGATGTGCCAGGATATTTTTTAGGCTGGGAAACAGGACCTGGAGGAGCAATCTATCCTGCATTCAATGTAGGTAATAATTTAGCTTATCTTAAATATTCAAATTCTACCCAGACACTCGAAGTAAGAGGAACAATTAAAGCCACAGCAGGAGACTTTCTGGGAGATGTAAAAGCTGGTGGGGGAGCAATAACAATAGGTCTTAATGGAATATCTGCTGCAGGATTTTCAATAAATACATCTGGAGCAGCTACATTTACAAGCGGAACGTTTGCTGGAAATATAACTTCTACTGGAACAATAACAGGTGGCACTATAACTGGATCTAATATATCGACATCTGGAAACTTTAACGGATCCCTGAGAATGAATTCATCAAACAATCAATTAGAATGGCTTGGAACTAACGCCGTTGTTATTGGAAGAGCATTTGTGTATGCAGGAAATCAAACGATTATTGCTTCAGGTGCTGGCGGAGATTATTCTGCTTTCCCATCTTCTGCTGGAATGGTAAGTCTTTCACCTTCATCAGTTTCTCTTCAGGTAACTAATGCAGCAGGTAATAGCATTGGAGGGCTGACAATAGATTCATCTTATGCTACATTTAATTCTTTGTATGTAAAAAATCTTGCTTCTGCAGTTCTTACTGAGCCAGTTTTTAGAAATATAAGTATGGGTACTGATCCTAAACTAGCATCGGCTGCAGATGGCATCCGTGGCGACATATATATTCAGTTCGCATAGGATAATAGATGTCAGACATTTTTATTAAAAGCACTACGGGCTCTGGTGGTTGGAAAAAAATAACTAATCTTTTTGTTAAGAGTACTACTGGATCTGGTGGATGGAAGGCGGCAGCTGGCGTATGGATTAAAAATACCACTCAGTGGCTTAAGGTTTGGCCCCTGTCAGGAATTTTTGCTACAAGAGTTCCATATATTGGATACCTTGCATCAGATGCATATGCAGGAAGAATGCCTAATTCCACTTATCCAGTAATTAGAATAGGCGACTCCTATTTTGGAAATAATGCTGACTGGGATTTAAATGGATGGAATGTATCATCATATACATACAGATGGAAACTTTACGATCAGAATGGTACAGATTTATTAACAACCTTAAGAAGCGGAACAACTTGGTCTGTTGTAGCACCAAACTCTACAGGTAGTGGACAAGATCAATTACCATATGCAATATGGACATCAACCAACTCAGCAAATGCGGATGAGCAATATTTAGCATTTGAAGTTACAGCAAACAATTCATCCAACTCTCAATACAATGGTGTGTCTTTTTCAACAAGAGTAAAAGTTATTAGAGAAAGTCCTATAAATTTAACAGCAAGCTTAAGTACAAATAGCCCGTCAGTTGGAACACCAATAACATATTCATCAACATGGGAAGCTGGAGAAGCATACAAACCACGTAGCACGTTTGTACAATGGCATAGAAATTCAACAAACACAACAGTCGGCGGAACTTTTCTTGCAAATGGAGCATCTTACACTCCAGTAGAAGCAGACAATGGTAAATATTTATATGTTACAGAAACAAGACAGAACTCTGGAACAGATTATGATCTGGGTATGGCAACTGGTGTTGAAGTCTCAGTAGTGACTACTAATGTAGTTGCCTCAGCTCCAAGTACATTTACATATTCATTGACAAATGTAAGCTCTGTAACTACGCCTTCTGCGCCTACACAAACTAGAGTTTCTTCCACATCAAACACCGTTCTTGTTGAAATGGCTGCATCTTTTCCTTCTGATACTGAGTCCTATGATCTTTTGAGTTATGGTGCTGGATCTAATACGGGGGGAACGATATCTGCACCAATTACTCAAGCAGTAACAACATTAAATCAATATAATTCTTCAGGAAATTTTGTTCCTACTGGAGGTACATCTGATGCGATTTTAAGCATATCTCCTTCTGCTTCAAGCTCTTCAATAAGCACATTTACTAAAGCATATGGAAAATCAAGATTAATAAATGTTAACGTAAGCACAACGTCTGGAGCGCAGAGCTGGGCTGTAAGCTGGAACTTGTCTGGAGCATCAGGAGGAAATGGCACATACATATCAAACACAAATTCAATGCCACTTACCATTACAGTAGGTGGAGCCTCTAATCCAACTGTATCTATAAATAGCGTAACGGCATACTCTGGATTAAATCAGACGGGAGCTACTAGAGCTGGGACTGCAGGCTCACCAACCTCCTTGTCTTCTATAGCAAAGCCAACTTCAACATCCTCAACTTCTTCTTTAAGCTATACTTACTATGCAAATAATCAGTTAGCATTAGCTAAAAGAAGAGTTACCCTCCCAAGCAATTTTACTAATAATACAAATGTTTATATATCAACAAATGGTTTTATTGGAATAGGAACTAGTACGTCAACAGGATCAACTCCACCAATAACTGGAGTATTTTTAACACCTATAATGAGAGACCAGAGGCAAACTTTCCTATATCATTATTCAGACTCTACAAATTTTTATATAAGATGGAAAGGCGCTGATTGGCAAGATGCTACAAAAATATCAGAATATCAAGCAAAATTTTATTATGACTCAAACATAGTTGATGTTAATTTTATTAGTAACGGGGTAGATTCTTACAGCACTAATGCTGTTTATAATAATAATGTTGTTACGCAAACATGGGCTGAATCTACATTGCAAACATCAGACAACTTTGCAGTAGCAGGAATGACTAGAAATACTAGCAGAGATGGAGTAGATGATAACTTTACTTTAATTACAGCAATAAAGCCAGTCGTTGCTCCAACAATACTTACAGCTCCAGTTGTAACACCTAGCACTGGAACACAGGGAGTTACAACATACACAACTACTGATGGAACATGGACTAACTCTCCAACTTCTTTTACATATCAGTGGAGATACTTTGATCAAGGAAGCGTTTACCCAGCTGCACCAGCAAGTATTGTATCTCCATTTACAAGCACAGGACAAACATACAGGCCTCCAGCAAACTACAGAACCCTATATGGGTCCGCTTTGTATTGTGACGTAGTGGCAACTAACTCAGGTGGATCATCAACTGCCTCACGTTCTGCTGCAGTTTCTGTCAATGCAGCAGCTGGTCCGTTCTTCCCACCATTCTTCCCACCGTTCTTCCCACCGTTCTTCCCACCGTTCTTCCCATCACTTCCAACGCAGGTTACAGGAGTAACTTGTTCTACAACTAGATCAGACGGAGTAGAGATATCTTGGACTGAGGTAAGTGGCGCAACTGGATATGATATTTGGTATGGCGGAGTACCATCAGCAAGCGACACCCCAGATCACACCGTTGGAGCAATAATAACTACAGTATGGACTGGAGCCCCAGTAGGCACAAACAACTACTACGTTCGTGCAAAAAATAGTGTTGGCAACGGAGCTTGGTCTAGCCCTGGAGTATCTGGAACAAGAGTTGCAGTCGGCCCATTCTTCCCACCGTTCTTCCCACCATTCTTCCCACCGTTCTTCCCGCCGTTCTTCCCGTTCTTCCCACCATTCTTCCCACCGTTCTTCCCACCGTTCTTCCCACCGTTCTTCCCATCAGCCCCAACAATTTCTAGTATTACAGCTAGTAACATAATTAGAACTGGAGCAGTTATAACCTGGACTTCTACTGGTCAGGCTTCATATTCTATTGCAACCTCTCCTTCCACAGCTCTTAATGGAGCCACTGGTGGTTCCACCGTTAGAAGTAGACAAGTTACTGGAGCAACCCGTTTAACAGAATATACTGTTACGGTAACTGTTTACTCAGGGGCATCGCAAACTGGAACCTCAGCATCTGCCTCAACAACCTTTACAACAACTTGATGATGAACGTTATTCCCACCGTTACTCACACCGTTCTTCCTGTCGCGGCGGTAAGATGTATTAAATAGTAATATGATACTATTGACTAATATAACCTAAATGGTATAATAAACGAGGAGGAAAAAATGACCACATTAAAAAAAGAAGACAAGATTCAAATTATTGAAGCAAGACTAAAGGCTATAGAATATAAAAAATATAGCCTTGGAATAGATCTTGTTGTTGAAAACAATAAAAGCGAACCATTAGAAGAAGCTGTTACAAATTTAACTAATGCTATTGATGAATGTAATAATCAACTGGATGTTCTAAACTCAGAACTTGCAGAAGTAAATGAGCTAGCCGAGTAGGTAAAAATGGAAAAATTAGAATTAATTGTTAATGCCCTGCAAGAAAGAATTGGGCAACTAGTTTCTGGATATGAGACTCAGATCGCAGTATTAAGGGCGGAACTAACAGAATTAATGAATGCACAGCAGGAAAAAGAAAGCTATGCTAAATCAATTGATTCTAAGTTAGAGGAGGCATAAAATGGGCGAAGTATGGGCAGATGGAGAGCCAGCAGATCCAAAAAAGCTACAGAATCTTCAAAATCAGATAGATCAAATAAAAGAAATATCAGATCAATCTTATAATTTAAGTAAGACTACAGCAGGTGATATCACAACACTTGGAATACATCATATAAGATCTGGCATGGCTAGATTTGAAAATGGAATAACCGCCAAAGCAGATCCAGTCTCGGTAGATGTAAATCCTGGTTGGGGAGAAGAATACACAGATGCTTTTATAGTTGCATCCCCAAAGCTTAAAGACCCAAAGGCCAGCAATATCAGATGGTCAATATCTGGCGAGGTAACTAATAACGGAACTGCAAAGATAGTTGTTTATTCAGACTATAAATTAGGTCCATTTAATTTCCATTGGATAAGCGCTGCAATTAAACCTTCTACACTGTAGTAGTACATCTATTGACACACTAGCTTAATATGTTACAATTGGTATAAGATTAAGCCACGATATCGTGGCTTTTATATATATTAAGGGTTTTCATGAGTAACGATTTAAAGTGGATGATTTCATCCGACCAGCAATTTCCATATCAGGATGACAATATGATCGCACTTTGGTTTAAGGTTATGAAATGGTTTAAGCCAGACGTGGTAGACTACCTTGGAGATACAGATGACCAAGCATGCTACAGCAAGTATACTGAAGGACGCTCAGCAGAATTTTTAAACCTTCACAAGACTGACAGTAGAGATCTTATTGTTCCAATGATGCGACATGAGGCAAAAGGAGCTAGAGACTTTTACACAAAAACAAGAGAGATGCTTCCAGACGCTCAGCTTTTTTCAGCACTAGGAAACCACGATGTTAGAATTTTTAATTATGTAGACGCAAAGCTACCAGATTATATTAATGAGGTTACTCCAGAAGCACTATGGGGTCTAGACTCTTTAGGTTATGAATATATACATTACAACGAATTGCCAAAGCGCCGCTTTGGAGATATCCATGTTCACCATGGGCTTTCAATTGCAGCAACTGGATCTGTTCGTAAAGATATGGAAGATTTGCAGGTATCTTTAATTAGAGGGCACTCACACAGAATTGCTTCCCACCTTGTTACCTATGAATTAAGAAACGGTGGTCAAGGAGAAACCCTTAGAGGTTATGAACTTGGGCATATGTGTGATGAAAAGGGTCCAGGAATGAAGTATATGCAACACCATGATTGGCAAAAAGGTTTTGCTATAGCGCATATTGTAAATGATTACCCACATATTCAGATGATACATGTGGCACCAGATTATTCATGTGTTGTTGATGGGAAGCTATTTACATTATGATGAAATGCAATAAGTGTCAAGGTAGGGTTTTTGTAGATAGAGTATTCTCACAAAAATTACACGTAGAGCTTTTCTGCATGATGTGCGGTAAAAGATGGATGATTAATAAGGATACGAGTGCACTAGGTAAATGGATAGAAAAAAGAGAAAACAGCCAACTAAAAGCATTCGGTATTTCTTCTTAAATAACAAGATACATAAAGTATTAAGTCATTCAAGATCTAAAGACCAAATGGTTGCTTGGTGCTATCCTGATAAAAAAAGATTGTTGTATTCTTATTCACAAGTTTTAAAAACTATGGAGAATGCATATTCAACTAGTCAAGTAGCTCAAATGCTTGGCAAGCATAAGGTTACTATAGAAGATTACATTTTGGACGGGAAGATAAGATACCCACAAAAAGTATATCCGATAGGTAATCCAGATAGCACATGGTATAAGTTTATGTATAGCGAATCGGACATTATGGACATTCATGAGTTTATATTAGAATCAGGTTATTCTAATAATATGCCTTCAAGAAATGAGATGAGGGCTCTTCTCAAACACAACACTATATTGTATACTAAGACAACAGAAGGGAACTTTGTACCAGTATGGAAAGCAGAGTAGCACCAGCAAGAGTTGTAGTATGTGAAGTATGTAAGAAAGAATTAGTAGTGCGTTGGGGCATTTTTGCTCATGACACTTTAAGCAGACATAGAAAGGCGGAGCACTAATGGAAAAAGGAACTCAGGTTAGAGTTGATTTATCTTTTACACGCAACCTAGGCAACTTTGAAAGCATTAAGATTGGTATTGGCGTTGACGACTTTGTTCGAGACGGCGAGACAGTAGATGCTGCAGCAGACAGAGTCTATAAGTTTGTTGAAGACAAGCTTATTCAAAAGACACAAGAAGTAGAAGAGGAATTGCGTGGCAGTAAATAAAGAACCCTACATCCTCTTATCTTTATATTCAAACTTATACGAAGGCCTGTACAATACAAAGCCAACAATTAATAGATATAAAGAGAAGTGGGCTATGCAGGATGTAATTGATAGCATAGGGTTTGATAGATCTAGAGATGTTTTAGAATATTATTTTAAGACTGGAAAGAATAGACACCCACTTAATTTCTTTTACAATAATTTTGACAGAATAGAAGACATGATGATTCAAATTAAAGAAGATAAAGTTAACAGAAGCCGTCTGTTGCAAGAAACTAAAAGAATGGTTGAGGATAATTAGTGAATACAGAAGCAGAACTAATTTCAGCAGTTTGTAAAAACAAAGACATAAGCACCATTCTTGCAGATAATTCAGACGACCTATTTGTATCTCATAAAGATATCTGGGAAGGTCTCAAGTCATACTATTATAAGTTTAGGGCAGTTCCAGAGGCTGGAATTTTGCAGGATAAGTTTAAAGACTTTGAGCCAGTTGAAACTAAAGGAGAGACTGGATACTATTTAGACAAACTTAAAAATGAATTTGTTGGGAACAAGCTTAAGGGTATTCTTTTGCAGGCAGGATCATCTTTGAAAGAGGATGCCCCTTCTAGAGTGTTAGGTACAATGCAGTCACAGTTAGCAAACTTAAGTAGATATACAAATAACGTAAAAGATTTAGACATAACAGATTTAGATTCAGCAGAAAGACACTATGAGTCAGTAAGAACTCGATCATTGGCAATGGGCGGTAGCCCAGGAATCCTAACTGGATTTGAGGCAATTGATAAAGCTTACCCAACAGGAATGGCTCCAGGTCACCTTATCGTCGCTATTGGATGGCCAGGACGTGGTAAGACATGGTTTACATCTTACTTGGCATGCAAGGCGTGGGAGCAAGGCTTTAAGCCTATGATTGTTTCTCTTGAAATGGCACCAGAGAATATGCGAGATAGAATTTATACAATGCTAGGTTCTGGATTGTTTAGAGCAAGTGATCTTTCAAAAGGTGATATTAATATTGATGATTTTAAAACATGGGGCAAGAAGAAGACTGAAGGAAAGAATAGTTTTATTCTTGTTTCTAATGAAGGTGCTGGAGAAGTAACACCAGCAACTATTCAAGGTAAGATTGATCAGCATAAACCAGATCTTGTAATTCTCGACTATCATCAATTGTTTAATGATAACAAGCGAAGCAATTCTGAAGTTGAGCGAAATAGAAATATCTCAAGAGACTTTAAGCTGCTTGCAGTTACAAACGGAATCCCAATCATTGATATTACTGCAGCAACTGCAGATGATATTTCAGATCAAAAAGAGCCACCAATGATGAGTCAAGTTGCATGGTCAAAGGCTATTGAGTATGATGCTGACATGGCTATTGCTATTCACAAGCATGCTAATACAGATTTGATTGAGGTTGTATCTAGAAAAAACAGGCATGGACATGACTTTAGATTCTTCCTTGACTGGGATATAAATAGAGGAGTTATCACTCCAATCTATGAAGACCTTCCAGAGTTGAGCAAGTGACACATCAAAATATTAAAAGGTTTCAAATACAAGTTGAGTTTCTAGATGATTCTAATATGATTAGGATTAAAAAGCAGTACGAAGATCTACTAACTGGTCAGATGAAAGACTCTGGTTATGCCAGGGTGCTTGACATAGACCCAGCTTTTTCGGTAGAATTTGACGGACAAACTTGGAAGTTCTTAATGACTATCCACGGAATCTATGTAGGAAAGAAGAAGGCATGGCAATTAGAGGGTATAACTCAAGGCAAGTTGATAGCTCGGAGTACACCCCTGCCCATATCAAGTCAATAGTACAAAGCCTTGGGATAGATATGGTGGGGGAAACATCGAATGATTACCTTGCGTACTGCCCATTTCATTCTAATAGACACACATCAAGCTTTAGCATAAGCAAAACAAAAGGAGCATACCTATGCTTCAATCCCTCTTGCGGAGAATCTGGAACACTGAGTGATCTTGTAAAAAAGATTTTAAACAAGAATGAGTTTCAGTCTTTAAGGTTTATTGAATCAAAACAATCAGAAGCGCTAGAGCATTTTGACGAGTCCCTTAAGGATATGCTTGAAGATAAGCCAGACTTTATAGAGTTTTCAGAAGATACATTAAAGAGTTTATATAATGGATTGGTTAAAAGCGATAAGGCAAAAGAGTATTTAAGGTCACGTGGTATTGATTTAGAATCAATGGCATATTTTTCATTAGGTTATTCTGAAAATATGGACATGATAACTGTTCCAGTTCATAGTCCAGATGGAACTCCAGTTGGAGTTGTTGGCCGATCTATATCTGATAAAAGATTTAAGAATAGTAAAGACCTGCCAAGAAGCAAAACAATGTTTAATATTCATCGTGCTAAAAAAATTGGTGACAAGGTCATAGTCGTGGAGTCCAGTTTTGATGCAATCCGTGTGCATCAGGCTGGGTTTCCAAATGTAGTTGCTACACTCGGAGGTCATATATCTGGAGACAATTTAAAACTGCTAAACAGATATTTTAATACAGTTATTATAATGACGGATTCTGATAAGGCGGGAAGAGACTTAGGCTCAGCTATTGCTTATAAACTAAGTAATAAAAACATCTTGTGGGCATCGCATTCTTATGGTAGAATATATCCAGAGGGTGTAAAAGATGCAGGTGATATGTCAGATGAAGACATTAAAGCCTGTATAACAAATGCCATATCTAATTTTGAATACAGGCTATAAAAATAATATAAGTGGTTACAAACGGATATATACCGTTACATACATAAGGAGAATAAAATGGGAATAGTAAAAGGTTTGTCAGGAATGACAAAAGCAATGGACAAGGTTACATATACTAGTTCAGAAGATAGCAAGGCAAAGTGGTTAAAGATTGAAGACGGAGAAGCAGTAAAGATTCGCTTCCTACAAGAGCTCGATCCAGACTCACCAAACTATAATGAAAAAATGGGTTGCGGATTTTTTGCAATTGAACACACAAACCCTAAAGATTATCGCCGTAAGGCACTAGACACAATGGAAGACGAAGGCCGTGACTGGGCTCAAGAACAACATCGCAAAGATCCAAAAGCTGGGTGGGGTGCAAGAAAGCGCCTTTACATTAACGTTCTAGTTGATGATGGAAAGACTGAGCCATATGTTGCTATTCTTTCTCAGGGTGTAAGTGGAAAAACAATTACACCAACATTAATTGAATACGCAAATGAAATGGGAAGCATCTCAAATCTAATGTGGAGAGTAAAGCGTAGCGGTCTTAAAACAGACACAAGCTACACAATCATTCCTTTAGCTAAAGATGAAAAGCCGTTTGATTTTTCTGCAGTAGAGCTGTTTGATTTAGAAAAGACAGCAGTGCGTAGCGTTCCATACGCAGAGCAGGAAGCATTCTATACTGGTGAGTCATCTCCAGAAGAACGAGAATCATCTTCAACAAGTAGCAGCGTAGACTGGTAAGAGAGAGTATAGGCGGAGAATTAAGTTGAACTTCACACATTTGCATGTGCATTCTTTCTATTCATTAATGGATGGGCTTAATTCTCCTGCCGAACTTGTAAAGGCTGCGAAAGAAGCTGGTCAGACTTCTCTGGCTATTACTGACCACGGAACATTATCTTCACACCGTGAAATGCAAATTGCATGTAAAGAGCAAGGAATCAAGCCGATCCTTGGAGTAGAAGCATACATTTCCCCAACAGATAGATTTGATAGATCTTCTAAGACTGATAAATCAATTCAGGCCTATAACCATATCATTCTACTTGCTAAAAACAAAAAGGGATTAGAAAATGTTAATACCCTCCAAGAGCTTGCTTGGACAGAAGGGTTTTATCACAAGCCAAGAATTGACAGAGAGGTTTTAAAAGAATATGCGGAAGGCATTATTGTACTTAGTGGATGTCTTAATGGACTTATTAGTAAATGCATCGAAAAGGGCGAACTATCAGAAGCCAAGCTTATACTTCAAGATTTTAAACAGATCTTTATGGAAGATTTCTACGTGGAAGTCCAATCACATAACCCCTATGAAATCAACTCGACCCTATTAGAATTAGCGGATGAGTTAGGAATTAAGGCGGTGGCAACAGGAGATGCTCACTTTGCTAAAGAAGAAGATAGAGTATTAGAAGAAGCAATGCTTATTCTATCAACATCTCCTAAGTCAGATAAAGATGCAGACTTTGAAATGTCTAGACAAATGCCAGACATGATGGATAGATTTAATTACTTATACCCAGACCGTAGAATATCATTTCAAGACTATAATCTATTTATTCAAAGTAGGTCTGAAATTGAGGCGGACTTTAATAAGGCAGGTATTACTCGTACAGATATATATGATAATACAATGGAAATTGCTAATAAGATTGGCGAGTATGACTTCTATGAGGGTCTAGATCTGCTGCCTATCCCAAAGACCAATGCTGATAAGAAACTGGCTGATATGGCCTTAGAAGGCCTTAAAAGACTATCTCTGGACAAAGATCAGGTCTACTTGGATAGAATTGCAGAAGAGTTATCTATAATTAAAGATAAGGCATTTGCTTCATATTTCCTAGTTGTAGCAGATATGATTACATGGGCTAAGTCAAATAATATTATGGTTGGTCCAGGTCGTGGTTCTGCAGCTGGCTCATTGGTTTGCTACGCTCTTGGTATTACAGATGTAGATCCAATTAAGTATGACTTATTGTTCTTCCGATTTATTAATCCTGAGCGTAATGACTTTCCAGATATTGATACCGACTTTGAAGACCGTCGCCGTAAAGAAGTTAAAGATTATTTAAAGAAGAAGTTTAAGCACGTTGCTTCTATTTCCACATACACCTACTTTAAAGATAAGGGTGTAATTAGAGATGCTGCCCGTGTGTTTATGGTACCCCTATCTGATGTTAATCGTGCAATGAAATCAATTGACACCTTCGAAGACTTTATGGATTCTCCTAATACAAAAGAATTTAGAGCAAAGTATCCAGAGGTAACTTGGCTTGCAGAAAAACTTCGTGGAAAGATTCGAAGTGTTGGAGTTCATGCTGCTGGTGTTGTGGTTGCAAAAGATGATTTAAGAAAGTATGCACCAATAGAATCCAGAGCAGACGCGAATGACGATGTATCTGGAAGAATTCCAGTCGTGGCATACGATATGGATACGGTTGCAGATATAGGTCTTATTAAGCTAGATGCCCTAGGTCTTAAGACTTTATCTGTGATCTCTGATACATTAAAGTCAATTAAAGATAGATACAATAAAGATATAAATCTTTACGATATTGCTTTAGATGATGAGAATGTATACAAGATTTTTAATGATGGTTACACAAAGGGTATATTCCAAGCGGAAGCAACTCCATACACCAACCTACTCATAAAGATGCGTGTCGATAAGTTTGAAGACTTGGCTGCATCAAATGCTTTGGTTAGACCAGGAGCTATGAATACAGTTGGAGCTTCTTACATTAAGCGTAAGCATGGTAATGAAGCGGTAAATTATATTCATCCAATCATGAAGCCGTTTACAGAAAATACATATGGAGTTATTATTTATCAAGAACAGGTTATGCAAGCATGCGTACACCTAGGAGGAATGACTTGGTCAGAGGCTGACAAAGTTAGAAAGGTTATTGGTAAAAAGCAAGATGCAAAAGAACTTGGTCCATTCAAAGATAAATTTATTCAAGGCGCTAAAAAGCATATCAGCGCAGAAGAAGCCGACAACCTCTGGAAAACATTCGAAGCTCACGCTGGATACTCATTCAATCGTAGTCACGCTGTCGCTTATTCTATGCTTTCTTATTATACCGCTTGGCTTAAGTGCTATTATCCTTTGGAATTTTTATTCTCGATCCTCAAAAACGAAGGCGACAAAGACGCCAGAACAGGTTATTTGATTGAAGCAAAAAGACTTGGGATTAAAGTAAAGCTTCCCCATGTAAATGAATCTGATGTAAACTTCTCGTTGCAAAAAGATTCAATTAGATTTGGATTGGCAGAGATTAAATTTATTTCAGACAGTATTGCAAATAAAATTATTGAAAAGAGACCCTATGAAAACTATAAAGACTTTGTTGATAAAGCATCCAAAAAGGGCAGTGGCATTAATTCTAGGGCCATTTCTTCTCTTAACGCTATTGGCGGTGCTGCTTTTGATGATAACCCTAGAAGCGGTAAAGAAGCCGAGTCTTATTACGAATTTTTAGGTATACCATCATTTAATCTATCTAGCCTAGATCCAAAAATTAAAGCTCAAGCAAGACCAATTGATGAATTTGAAGAGCTCGGATCATTTGTTATGTTCGGAATGGCTAAGGCAATAAAGCGTGGATCTGGCTGGTCAAGAATCGAACTTGTTGACGAAAGCGGATCGGTTGGTTTGTTTGATATAGAACAAACAAAAATAGAAACAAACAAAATGTATTTTGTTCTTGTTGGTGACAATAGAATATCTAGATATGTAGAGGTTGATTTAATTAATAAAGACTCTGAAGATGCTTTTGTTAAATACCTGTATGCACAGTCTTATCCTATTGACGAAAATCAAAGGTTTGTGATAAGCTATACACCATACAAAACAAAAGCTGGCAAGACTATGGCACACCTGGTTCTGTCAGATAAAGATAAGAATCTAAATAGAGCAATTGTATTCTCAAGCATGTACCCATTATCGTTGGCAAAAATGCGAGAAGGAATGATATGCGAACCAGTTCTAAAAACTTTAGAAGATGGAACACTTATGGTTAAGGAAGTAAAATGACAGATAATACAGAAGATATTTTTAAGACAATGAACGCATCTAGAGTGCTAGTTGCAATTCTAAATAAAATTGGATCAATTGAGATACCAACAGAGGATTTCATTAAGTCTAATGGTGAAGACACTCAGCTTTCAGTTTCTTATAATGATCAGTCCCTATCATTTGAGTTTAAGTTAGAGGCAAAGCCTACTGATTCTGATGAAGAACTGGCTAATAATTAATTAGCATGGACATTCAATTAGATGATATCTTAGCAAAGCTAGATCCTAAAACAAGAGCCAGAGTTCAATCGGCTGTCGATATCCAAATACATAAACAGCCAACACCAAGCATAGGACTAAACCTTGCATTAAATGGTGGGTTTGCTTACGGTAGGCAGATACTTGTGTGGGGTAATAAGTCTGCAGGAAAATCTTCTTTTTGTTTACAGATGATAGCCCTCGCTCAAAAAGAAGGAAAGACTTGTGCTTGGATAGATGCTGAGCACTCTTATGATCCTCAATGGGCAGAGAAACTTGGTGTTAATTCAAAAGAGTTAATATACTCACCAGCTAAAACTATTAACGACATGGTTGATGTTGCAACAAAGCTTATGGAAGCAGGAGTAGACCTAATAGTGGTTGATTCTATTTCAGCACTGCTTCCAGCAATCTATTTTGAAAAAGACGGAAATGAAATGAAGGATTTGCAAGACACCAAGCAAATCGGCGCAGAAGCAAAGGATATGACTCACGCAGTCAAGATGTTAAATTATGCAAACAAAGACACATTACTTGTTCTCATCTCGCAACAACGAAATCAGTTTGGATCTATGCATGCTAGTCACATCCCAACAGGTGGCATGGCAGTTAAGTTCTTCTCTTCAACCGTCGTTAAGCTTTGGTCCTCAGAAGCTGAGGCTAATGCTATTAAGGCTGGCATTAAAGTTGGTGACAAAATTATTGAACAAAGAGTTGGCAGGCCAGTTAACTGGATTGTTGATTACAACAAGGTGGGCCCCCCAAATTTATCAGGACAATACGACTTTTACTACCAAGGGGAAGCTCTTGGTATAGATTACGTTGGAGAAACGTTAGACGTTGCAGAGATGTGCGGAGCTATTGAAAAAGGCGGAGCTTGGTATACTATTAATAAAGAAAGAATTCAGGGACGTGCAAAGGCTGTTCAATATCTGCGTGACAACAAAGAAGTACTTGAAGACATAAGGAAAGAAATTGATGCCAAAAATTAATGAGTTTTTTACTTCTAAACCAGAAGACATTCAGGATGGCCGAGTTGAAAGAATAGATCAGGAAAGACCATGCAGTAAATGCAAACTGTCTTCTCCGTTTTATAATTTTAATCAGGTAACTTTAGAAATGTATTGGAAATGTCCAGATGGGCATGAAACAAGGTACAAGCTAAACTGATGTCAGAAAGAGCAGAAGTAAAAAGAGATGGCGCTAAAGCACAAAAGAATAGCGGTAGAGGCGCTTATCAAAAAGGTGATGCAAAATGGAAAAGCTTTGTAGTAGATTACAAAGAGTCTAAATCATCATTTAATTTAAATAAAGATGTATGGGCTAAAATATGTACAGATACTTTTAAGGTAAGCAGGGATATGCATCCAGCACTTAAAATTATTATCGGTGAGGATTCCAAGGTTCGTCTTGGAATCATAGAGTGGTCAGTTCTAGAAGAGCTGATTGCATTTTGGGAGGAAAATAAAAATGGCTAATCCAATGATTACAATCGTAGGCAGAGTTGGTAGCGAACCAGAAACTGTAGGATCAAATGGTCTTCGTTTTAGAGTTGCAACAAATGATCGCGTTAAGAATGACACCACTGGAGAGTGGGAAGACAAGAACACCTCTTGGTGGACAGTCAAGGCTTGGCGCACACTTGCAGCGCAATCAAAGTCTGTAATTAAAAAGGGCATGGAAGTTATTATTGTAGGAAAGATTTACGAAGAAAGCTGGACAGACAAAGAAGGCGTAAATAGAACATCTTATGAAATTAATGCTGATTCGATTTCTGTAACAGCTTATACTTTATCTAAGGATAAGGCGCCAAATAATGATCAGTTCCCATCGTATAAAACTTATGCAGAGGTTCCTTTTTAATGGTATTATTTATCTATGGAATAATGATCGGCTTCGTACTCGGGTACGGAGTCGGTCTTCTGATGGATAAATGGGACAAGAAGATTAAAAATGACAGAGGATAAAAATACATTAGAATTGATTAACTCTATAACTGAGTTTAATGATCTGCATGAGTATATGAATGATGCTCAGTTGGATAGAGCATTGGCTGTTATAGTAAAGCTTTTATTGAACCCAGATGTTCCTGCTGCTAAAGCACCACAACTTATTATTGAGCTTCAGGCCATGTCCACTAAGTTTGCCA